GAGCAAGGCTATATCAAGGGCTGCTTCTTCAATCCGACCCCTGTCACTACTGACACCCCTGTCACTACTGACACCCAATACTCTTCTTCCTCTTTAAATACTCTTCCTCCCTCTAAACCCACTCGACCCAAACAGCGCGCGAGCGCGGAGAGTCAATTTTCAAACGAAGCTTTCAGAGCAAAGCTGAACAGCCTTTAAGGAGCAGAGAATGACACTTGATCTTGATTCAATTCTGAAGAGCCTAACCGAAGCAGCTAAAGACCGAGAGGACACTCGACCCGATTGTCCAGCGGTTGACGGAGAGATCCCTCATGACGTGATCGTCAGTCGAATCCGTAAAGGCAGAGATCGAGCTGAAGTCGATCTTCTCCCTAACTGCAAAGGGCCATGTATTCGCGCCGCGAATGGTCTTCACTTTGAAGTGTCGGAAGGGGAGAACGGGAACCAAGGATGCGCGAAGCTTTGCCCTTGTGGTCGAGCTAACAAGAAGCTCGTCTCGATCAGGGCGATGAAGCTGCCGGTCGAAGCGGTCGACAAGAATCACATGAACTATAACTGGGAGATCGAAGGTCGAGATCTCCAAGAGAAGACCCTTTACTTTCTTGAGTGTCTCAAGCGAGGAGAGCAGAAAGTCCTTATCTTGGTCGGCGATCCAGGCACTGGCAAGACTCACTTGCTGCATACCATCGCTTACATGTCCGCGCTCATCGCCAAGGAGTCGCGGCGCGTAAACTACATCAGCCAGCCTCACTATCTGGCGCAAGTCAAAGCGGGATTCGATGATCCTCACAAGCGAGTGGAGAGAGTGATCGGCTCTAGAGCTCTACTTCTCGACGAGATCGGATACGGGCGCCAGACCGACTGGGAGCGCGCGGAGATTAATCAGCTTCTTCATCATGCCTGGCAGTCGGGGCAATCTCTGGTCCTCGCGACCGATATCGGATGGGAGCGTCTTGGTCGCTTCCTTGATCAGCGCATTAAGGATCGACTGATCGAAGGGACCGAGGGCAAGAGGCTTGTCCATCGATTCATCGGAGAGAGCCAGCGCTCGAAGGGTGTCCAGTGGTGAGCGCTCATCAGCTAAACGCAGAGGCGGCGCTCCTTGGCGGCGCGATGGTCGATATCAAAGGCTATCTTGAGGCGCGCGCGACTCTCTCACCAGACGACTTCACAGACCCGCTTCATCGTCAGATATGGGAAGCGCTCGGCGAGCTCATCGAGAAGGGGAAGCCGACTCTCGCGACAGATGTTCTCTCTCACCTTCAGAGCCAGGGCGAAGTCAGCGAGGAGCGCTTCTTTCAGATTGCGTCTCATATCCCGATCGGGACGAGCGGTCTCACTGACAAGCTCAAGACGAGCGGAACGCGGCGCCAGATCGAGAAGGCTATCCATGAGGTCGCGGGATGGTTCACCGAAGGAGACGTCGAGAACGAAGAGCTCATCGCGAAAGCTCAAGAGACGTTCCTCTCTCTTGGCGCGAGCTCACATCAGAACCGGAACGGACTGGAGCTCATCAGCGGACCCGTCGAAGAGGCAATCGACGATATCGAGAGAATCCAGAAAAACGGAGAGACGACCGGCCTCAAGAGCGGGATCTCCTCGCTCGACAAATCAATTGGAGGCTTCAAGCCTGGCGCGCTCTATATCCTCGCGGCGCGTCCAGCGATGGGGAAGACAGCGCTCGCGCTCAACATCGCCAGCGCGGTTTCCCTCCGCGATCACGTCGCCTTCTTCTCTCTGGAGATGCCCAAGAAGCAGATAGGCCAGCGCCTTCTCTCCAGCTACTCTGGCGTCTCCGTCCAGCGCATCGACGAGGCGACGGTGAAGACCGACGAGATCCCCCACCTCATCAGCGCGGCGGAGTCGATCAAGGACAACAAGCTCTGGGTCGACGACAGCGCTGGATCGAGCGTCTCTTATATCAAGGGTCAACTTCGACTCCTTCAGAGTAAACAGATCCAGATCGGGATGGTCGTTATCGACTATCTCCAGCTCATGGGAGGATCGAAGAAGGGCGCGCGCCGATCCAGAGAGCAAGAGGTCTCCGAGATCTCGCGGTCGCTCAAGGAGCTCGCGAAGGATTTTGATTGTCCAGTGATCTGCCTCTCCCAACTGAACCGAGGAGTAGAGAGCCGACCGAATAAGCGACCGCTCCTCTCTGATCTCCGTGAGAGCGGATCAATCGAACAGGACGCGGATATGGTCCTCTTCGTCTATCGCGACGAGTACTATCACCAAGAGAGCGAAGATAAGGGGCTCGCCGAAGTGATCATCGCGAAGAACCGATCAGGTCGCACTGGGACGACGAAGCTCGCCTTCTCTGGTGAGACCGTCCGCTTTTACGCGGTCGATTATTATTCGAGTGACTATGAGAGAAACGGGTGGTAACCTGACCTCTCATCGAGTCGACGAGAGTCGACACTTCAAAACCCAGACGGACTTGAAAATCGGTGTGTTTGATGGGGAGGCGCCGTGAGCTCTTTACAAGGGCGCGCGGCGTTTCTTATTATAAGGCGCTTCTCCGGTTCTTTAACCGACCCTGTGAGGGTCCTAGTTGTTCTTCAACTATTTTCACAGCGGGCGAGTAGAGGGTGTTCATGAGAGAGAATCTCCGGAGGAGCAGTTTTATCAATTAACGCGCGCGCGCGAGGTCGCTATGCCGGCGAGTAAACTAACCGAAGAGGCGATCGATATCGTCTGTCGCCGACTCGCTGAAGGAGTCTCACTCGAAGCTGCTTCGGAAGCGGCGGGGATCCATCGGATGACTCTTCGCAACTGGCTTAAGCGATCACAAGAGCCAGACGCTTCGGAGCTCCACCTCAAGCTCGCATCCGAGGTGCGCGAAGCTCAAGCGCTGGCGGAGGTCTCTCTTGTAAGTGTGATGAGACGCGCGGCGCTCGAGGGCTCATCGGGTGACTGGCGCGCGGCGGCGTGGTTACTCGCCAGGCGTCACCCTGACCGCTGGAGCGAAAAGCGAGAGATCCAGATCAGCCAAGAGCAGAAATCCGACGGGACCAAAGAGGTCCTCTCGATGCTCGCGCAGCTCCGAGAGACCGACGAAGAGGAAAATGAAGACGAATAAGTACTCGAAATATAAAGGCACCTTGAGAAACTTTTAAAAAAAACACTCTCTCCTCTTGTGTTAGTGGTAAGTTAATGTTACCACTAACACATAAACAACAGGGCGAGAGCCCAAAAGGAGAGAGAGAGATGAAAGAGTTTATCGGACCGAAAGAGCTTTCAGTTTCATGGTTCAAGCTCAAAAAAGAAGCGACCGGGAGATGGCCTTCACAAAAAGACTGCGACGAATGGGCCGCGATGGCCCGCGAAGAGCAGATCGAATGGTGTCGCTTCTTGGCGGAGTGCGCGGAGTTCTACGTTCCTTGGGGACACGGAAATAATCTCGCTTGGCTGCCAGAGTACGCACACGACTAAAACGACGCGGCGCTCGAAGGATAAGCGCTGAAGTGATAAATTAAAAAGCGCCTTCGGGCGCTTTTCTGTTTTCAGCGAATAGAGCCAAGCATGAACAACGATGACCGATTGTTGAGCGCTCAAGCGCAAGGGATCTCGATCTATCTCCCTAGTCACTCCGCAAAGCTGCACAGAGCGCGCGCGGAGCTCCGCAAGATTCAAGAGCGACTCTCACTCGACGCGCCGACTGGATACCTCGACCGCGTCATCGAACTATGCGAAGCGCTCCACCCAATGGATCGACGAAACGCGGAGGCGATCACTCTGGGACCGGGAGATATCCCTGCTCCCGAAGAGCGCTAACCGTCATTGGGTAAAGCGACTCAACGATCTTAAAGGCCGCTTCTACGGCGATTCTCGTCTCTGGTTGAACGTCGGGCGCGAGGCGGAGCTTGAAGAACGTGAGCCAATTTTTCAGGTTTCCTGACATCCAGAAAACAGTGTAAGAGCTCACCGGCAAAACCGACCGCGCGAGCTCCCTCGCGACACCCTTCCCGATCAGGTCGAAGTAGAGATCTTGGCTCGCGCGGTTATGCCTGGCGAAGCTCTCCAGAAGATCGGGGTCGTCGATCACCTCGTCGGAGGAGCACTGTAGGTTCTTCTTGGCTTGTGCGCGGAGCTCGCGAGGCGACCAGAAGTGGAGCTCGGCGGAAGTGTAGCGACGACTCAATTCGTTAAAGCTGAACGTCCGATGCCTGAAGATCTGGGCGCGGACGAAGAGCGGAACCGTCATCCGAATCGTGATCGACGAGTGCTCAAAAGGCGTCGTATGACCATGGCGCAAGAGGAAGAAGATCAGCTTCTGATCGTCCTCGATAGGTCGCTCTTCGATGTCCCTCGCGAAAGACGCGCGCGCTGACGCGGCGGCTCTTCGGTCGTCTCCCATGTGATCGATATATTGGACTAGGCCGATCCCGTCTCCGTAGATGTCGAGCTCCATTTTTCACCTTGCTTTTGTAGTCTCAATATAGTGTTAATGGATATCGATTAAGATCAATGTCGCGATCTCAATCAAGCCGCTCCGGTAGGGACAGCGGAGCGGCCTTTTAAACATAGTCCAGCGCAAGGCTGGAGACAGGTTACGACATGGGAGATATGCGTATCGGCAAGGCCGGCGTAAATAATCTTGTTGATATTATTTACTCGGATTCAGACAAGTTTCAGTTTGTTCGCGAGCTCGTCCAAAACTCGATCGAAGCAGGGGCCTCGAAGATCAAGATCTCTTATGAGAAGCAGGGCTTCGAGATGTATGCGATCAAGCGCTTCCTCATCCAAGACGATGGCAAGGGGATGAGCGTCGAGGAGCTCGGAGAGTTCTTAAACAAGTTCTCTTCGAGCGGGAAAGAGGTCGGAGTCGACAAGAACTATGGGATCGGAGCGAAGACCTCGACCATCCCCTGGAATAAGCTCGGCGTCGTCTTCGTCTCATGGACTTCCGAAGACGACCCAGGCGCGTTGGTCTGGCTTCATGAACAGCGCTCTGGAATCTATGGCGCGCGCGAGTTCTATGATGAAGAAGAGAACGTCGTCGAAGTTCTGCCCCTCGATCAGTATTACGAAGAAGTTGGTTACGAATACGGGGTCGACTTCCGTCTCTTGCGAGAGAACTGGAATGACGCGAGCGGATCAGCTGTCTTGCTCTTGGGGAACCAGAAACTTGAACACACTTATGATCCTCAGATCTTAAAAGATAAAGCCTCCAAAGATGAATATCAGCGATATTTATCAAGAAGGTACAAGACACTCGCAGTCCCGATACAGATCTCTCGTTTCGCAAAAGGTGAATCGCGCGACTATCAGCTGACCGATCAAGTCAAAAGTTTATCTAACTTGGCGGAAAAGCACGTCGAATCTTCAGGGGTTTTAGTTCGAGACGATCAAGTGTCGATCGAATGGATCTTAATGAAGTTTAATAAAAATATGAGGCAATATTGTTTCGGGAGCGGTTTTATCGCTTTTGAGAACAAGGATGAGCTTTTCCAACATAGAAACCATCCTCAAACATGGCGCTCCTTTGGCATCCATCAAAAGAGTATTTGGACTCGCCTTTATATAGTGATCAAAGATAACGCTTTGACGCAAAACGCAGCGCGAACCGCTCTTAAGAATGGCGACACTCACGAGGCTCCAGACTTCGCCTCCATCGGCGAACACTTCAGAGCGAATCTCCCAGAGTATCTGCTGAACGAGCAACGGAAGCTTATCGCGGAGAAGACGAACAGTCTCCAGCTGGACGAGTACCGAAAGCGCCTCGCGAGCGAATACGGAGACCGCTTTAATGATGTCCTCGGCCCAGGCGGCGCGAAGAAGAGGACAGCGGCGAAGAAGACTAGGGCAAAGCAAGGTGAGCTCGAAGGTGTCTCCGGTCAAAACAAGACTCCCCCAGGTAATGACAACCGGAAGAGAAAGACTGGCTTTCCGGAGTGGCGATGGGATGGAGACCACGAGGAAGAGAGCGTCGGTTATTGGGTCGCGCCAGGGCGAGAGTATCCCGATGGGTGCATTTTCCTAAACGCCGCTTATTCAGTGTTTACAGAGATCAAACAGCGCTTCGCTGGTCGGATCGGTGAGGAGTACCAAGAACTCGGCATGCAAGAGATCAACAACACAATCGGATCCGACTTCGCTACGAAGATCGCCCACGCTCTTCGTCATAAGAAGGTAGCGCGCTGGGGAGTGCGTGGAGTCAATGAAGAGCTCCTCTCCGACGGAGCTCTCACCATGATCTCGCTGGGATTCTTCGGGATCGAGCACGCGATAGAAGTCGCTCTCCGTCGAGAGCTTAAGGGGGGATACCTTGGTAAATGATGTTGTGCTTCTTGGTCGCCTTGGCCAAGACCCTGAACTGAAGCGGACCGCAGCGGGCAAAGAGTTTTGCGTGCTCTCGATCGCGACCTCGATTGGAAAGGGTGATCAGAAGAAAACGGAATGGCACCGCGTCGAGGTCTGGAGCGCTGCCGCGCAAAACTGCGAGCGCTATCTCCAGAAAGGGTCGCGCGTCTTCGTACGCGGGCGCCTCAAGAGTAACGAGTGGGAGAAAGAGGGGATGAAGCGGAAAGACTGGCGCGTCGTCGCGTATGATATCCGCTTCCTCGACCGAGAGGAGCGCTCTCATGGAAGATAGAGTCGATCCGAGAGAGACCGCGTATCACTCCCTAGAGCTGATCGTCCGGATCGCTGGTCAGCTTCTCAACCAGGGGACGCCAGTCGAGGAGATAGTCGTCGCCCAGATCACCCAAGGCATGATCGAGGCGCGCGAAATCGTCGAGGGGGAGAGCGCACAAATACTCAAAGCGAAGATGAACGCGGCGATTAAACAAAGAGACGCTTGGGCGAAACAGGTCAAATACCTCGATCAGCTGATCGTCGCGGGGCTCGTCGGAGAAGGATCATGAGCTTCAAGCGCAAGATCAAGCGTCGTCCCAAGCCATTCAGCGCGTGGGGATCTGGCCGTCAGAAGGAACAGGTTAAGCGAATTAAGTGGATCGAGTACGATGATGTTTTTAATGAGTTGTCTTATACGCCGCGTGGAGAGATGCGAGCTGGTACCCAGACGACCTATATAAGCGAAGAGATGTTTTTTATGTCGCCAGAGAAGCGACAAGAGATCATGAAGACCGCAGTAGAAAAAGACAAAGGTCATTCGTACGGTTCATTAGATAAATGGGTATCTACTTATGGAGATGGAGTTTCTGCCTTCTGTGCCGATCGACAGTTGCTTATTCGGGATCGGTTGGACGGGATCATTCCAGGTTACTCCCCTGATCTTTGTGAGGCTTATTTGGTTGAGTGTACTTACTCCCTTTTGAAAGGTCATATGGGGGTTCTTTACTTTCCCTATTCTCTCGAAGTCGACTTGGACGAAGAGGATTATAGACTGATCTCTGTAGACTTGAGATTAAAGTCTGATGAGTAACGGTCTCCTCCTAGCCTTCGCGCTCTGGATCGCCGCGCGGCCTCGTCGGAAAAGGCGAAGAAGAGTAGAGTGAGCCTCCAAAGATAGGGGGATCTCATGTCAAAATCCGCGCGCTCTTGGTTAGCCTCACTGATCTTCTTGACGATGGTCGTGGGGCTGATTTTTTTCCTGACGTTCTTGGAGATCCCAGACAAGAACAAAGACCTCATCACCTCGATCATCGGGATGCTAGTTGGCTCGATATCCATGGCGATCTCGATCTTCGTCGGTCGCGATCCCGATGACGTCGCCGCGCTGAAGGGACAGATCGAAGAGCTCTCCGACGATCGGAACACGCTCATCGCTCGTCTTCGCGATGCACAGATCGACAAGGATATATTGCGGAAGCAGCATGAGGGGCTTCAGGCGTTGGTGATATCCAAGCTCTCGGTCTTCGCAGAGGACAAGCGACTCGGCGAACTCGCGTCTCTAGCGAACGAGCGCTCGATCCCAGAAGAGGTCGCGCGATGGATACCAGGCGAACGAGCTCCCCAGATACCGTCGACCATGACGCCGCTTCCTAAGCGCTCGCCGCTAGACGACGTCTTCGGCGGAGAGGATAAGAGCTAGAATCCTCCGGCGCCTTCCCATGGCTTCCGCTTCTTCTTCGGTGGAGAGTAGGAGCGGCGCGTCGGCTTCTCTTTCTTTTCGAGGGCCTCGTCATCATTCCACCTCCACATGATGCAATCGTATCTAAGAGCGTCGAGCGGGTCTTCTCTGCCATCCTTCACTGGTGACTCTTTGCGCTTGTCCCACCGATAGGACTCAAGCGCTTTCCGCAGACTGTTCCCGCTCGCTTTGCGCCCAGCTTCCCAGACCTCGCGGGTCACTCGATAGTTCCGTCGCCAGATCGAGCGCTTGAGGCGCTGCACTCCGTTGATAATGTCGACGCGAACCGGCGAGGTCGTATGGCGAAGACGCAGACCGATACCGCGCGGCGGAGCTCCGGAGAGGACGCGGAACGAGGAGAGCGCGGTCTGATCGTTCCGCGCTGCTCCGGCTTTGTCACCGCATCCAGCATCAAGCCAGATACGCGGACCAGGCGCGCTCGCCTTGTGCTTCCTTGGCCAAGCGATGTCGAGGATCAACCGCGCGAGCTCTTCGAGTGTCACCTCATGAGGGTTGATCTCTCCGCAGATGATGTCGGCGCCGAGATCTGGATCATGAGCGATAATGAGGACCGACGGCTTTCTGAATCCCCAGTCGACCGCGATTCTCCCCTCCATCGTCGGCTTATACTTCCAACCGTCGACGATATTCTCCTCTGACCATTCGGGGTAGACGGTTCCCGTCGGCGGGCGTGGTTCATTCATGACCATCGCCGCGCGCTCTTCAGGGGGGAGCGCTTCGGTCGCCTTGAACCAAGCGGCGCTTAGGTTTTGCTTGTTCGCGTATGAGGTGTGATAGATCGGCTGGCAACCGTTATCCTCTGCCATCCGTACCCACCAAGCATCCGCGACAGGCAAGCCGACCATCACCAGAATCGGCGACGGTCCAGATCGAAGACGACCTAGCGCCTTTTGCGCGACCTCTTCACTCATCGTCTGGGCTTCATCGATGAAGGCGGCGCCGCTAACATTGATCCCCTCAAGTGGGTTGTGTGAAGAGTCGCGCGTGCCAGGTCTGAAGTACGCGCGACACCAGACCGAAGAGCCCGTCGAAGGATCGGTCCACGTCCCCTTCAGCTGATTCCACTGCCAGCCGAGCGGCCCTAACCACTTCTCAATCTCTGGAGCGAGCACCGTCCGATATCTCGGAGCCGTGTCCGTGATGAGCAGAGACGACGAGCCAGGGCGGAGTTTGCTCATCATGAGCAGACCGAAGACCAGCGCGCTCGTCTTACCTGATCCCCATCCGGCGCGGACCGCGATGAAGGTCTCCTCATCGACGAGAGCGCGGACAAGATCCTTCTGTAATGGGTTGAGCTTCATGGGATCATTGTCTCTCATACTGAACGAAATTATGGTACTGAACACATGGGAGGTTCTATGTCGTACAAGACAGGTTATCAGAGAAGGCGCGATCTGCCCTATCAGGGCGCTCCAGCGCTTCCCCCTCTCGGCGCGCGAGGGATCACCGGAACCTACCTATCCGGCGGACAAATCACCGGCAAAGAGCAAAATCTCCGCCTCACTGGTCTTCAGTGGGTACGCGAAGCGGAGGAGATGCTCGCGACTGATCCGATTGTTCAAGCCTCTTGGCGTGTTCTGAAGCAGACCCTTCTTGAGGCATCATGGCGATGGGTGCCAGGCGATGAGGATGACGCGCAGTCGAAAGAGTTCGCGCGATACGCGAATGAGTGTTGGGGGCTCGACGGGTATCCAGGGATGATGTCTCTCTCTTGGGAAGAGCAGCTGCAATATCTCTGGGAGTTCGCCCCGATCGGCTATCGCTACGCGGAAGAGCTGTACAAGATCGCCGACGACGAGAACGGAACGCCAAGAGTCTGGCTTGACCTCTACGCGGACCGCGAGCCAAGCGCCCACCTTCGTTGGGAGTCGCTCGACGGTCAGACTCTAGAAGCGGTCTGTCAGCAGCTTCGCGGGAACACTCTCCCACCGGAACCGATCCCTGCTTCTAAGCTGCTCCTCCTCACTTTGAACCGCACCGGATCAAACTTCGAGGGACGCGGCCTTCTTCGTCCCGCGTGGTGGTGGTGGCGATTCAAGCAAAGAACCGCGAACCTTCTCGGCGTAGGTATGGAGCGCTGGGCAGTCGCGACTCCTCGCGTCGCTGTTGATCGGTCGGCGGCTGAAGCGGCTGGGCTGACTGATACAGACATCGACGACATGATCGACCGCGCGGCGGCGCAAGCTCAAGCGTATATCGCTCAAGAGCAATCGTTCCTCGTGGACAATCCAGTCGTGAGCTTTCAGACCTTCGGCGAGCAAAAGCTCGACTCAAGCCACGCGCTCGCCACCATTAAAGAGTGCGATCACCAACTATCGATGGCCTTCCTTGCTTCGTTTATGAATCTCGGAACCACTGACACCGGATCGCGATCAGTCGGCGAGGTTCACCTTTCCGTGTTCCGTCGCTCCGCGCTCAATCTCTGCGACATGATCTCTTCTTCAGTCGGCGGGATGGATCGGAGAGGCGGCGGAACAATCGGGCGCCTCCTCAAGTGGAACTATGGAGAATGCTCACCCTCACAGCTCCCTCGACTCGTCCACTCTGGTCTAGACGCTGACGAGCTCGCGGAGAGCCTCGCCGCTCTCGCTCCGCTGGTCCAGTTCGGTCTCCTCACTCCAGAGGACGATCTAGAGCGCGCGATCAGAGAGCGGATCGGCGCGGGTGAGCTCCCAGAGGAAGCGGCGCGCTCTTACTTCGACCGCGTCAGCGCTGGTCTCGGCGGAGGAGCGACCGCTCTCTCCGAGCGATATCGTAGGCTGCGCTCGTCATTTGTTGACGGGAGCAGGCCGGCGACGGAGGTTTACCCTACTCTCAAAGGGGCGAATAAATGATGCTAGGCGGCTCATTCGAGGCTCTGCTGGCGCTATGCGATCAGCGGGTGGCGATCAATCGTTTGGAGACATACAGTCCTGAGCGTGGCTCGACCCATAAATGGGTGGTCTCATTTGCCCCATATGGGACCGCAGAGACCTGGAAGCAGGAGAGCCATATCCGGCTGGGTGAGGCGCTCAATCGCGCCGTTTCTACTGCGCAACTGCTGGTCGTCAGCGGCTACGCAGACACAGCGGGAGGTGGCGGATGAGCTTCAAGCGGAAAGCCAGGCGTCTCGCGGAGCGTCGCAAGGACGACCCCAAGACCCCAGCGCCGAAGAAGGACCAGCGGACCGGATCGAAGAAGAATCCGGAAGGCTCCGCTTCAGGGACGCGCGGCTCTATCGAGGTCTCGGATCGAACCGAGAAAGCGCTGGAGAATCTCCGAGACGAGCATAACGAGAAGCATGAAGCGGCTGGTCGTCGTGTTGATCTTGGGATGCTCAAGGCTGTTTACAGGCGCGGAGCTGGAGCCTTCTCCACGGTATCGTTATTCTTAAGAGCGGTCTCTCACCGTCCGTCGGTCTCCTCTCGCGATCAGTGGGCGCTCGCGCGCGTCAAGGCGTTCCTAAAGCTCGTCGGGACTGGACAGCGAAAAGAGGCATATGACACCGATCTCGATCTCCTCCCTAAA